TCTCGTTCTTGCCGCGGTAGGTCGCGACGTCGGTCACCACGTCCGACTTCTGCTTGGTCTCGTCGTCCTCGTCGAGGATCCAGAAGCGGGTGAGGTCGGTGGCGGCGAGGGTGTGGGCATAGGCGCGGATGGTCGCGCTCGAGTGCTCGGCGACCCACATCACGATCAGGCCCGGCTGCGCCTGGAGCAGGTTCATGCCCTTGCCGGTCGCGGTGTAGTCGGAGTCGGCCACCGAACCGTCGGCGCCGGTCGCGAGCGGGGTCGCCGCCAGCACCGCCGGGATCCCGCTGGTCAACTTGGTGAGCACGATCCAGTTGGCGTCGTCGGTGCCCACCACCTGCAGCGTGTTGTCCGCGCCCGCCGTGTGGATGTCGATGTTGCGGTAGGTCACCGACTGGCCGTTGTAGGCGATGATCAGGTCGACGTGGTTCGCGTTCGAATCCGTCGCCGCCGTCACCTGCACGGTGACATCGTTGCCCCACACCCCTGGGCTCGAGGCGTCGACGCGTAGCACGTTCACGAGGCCCGCATCCTTGAGGGTCAGCGTCGCCGTCACCGCGGCGGCGGCCGCCACGCGCGCAACATAGACCGCGCCGAACTTCTTGTTCACCATCGACAGCCACACGTTGTTGGCAAGCGCGGTACCGCTCGCCTGCGTGCGGCCGCCGAAGACGTCGAGGAACCGCTGCGGCGAGGTGATCTCGACGACGCGGCCCACGGGCCCGCGCACGGTCAAGCCGGTCACCCCGACGTCGTTGAGGTCGATGCCCTGCACCGCCGCCGGCGGCGTGCGCTCCTCGATGTAGAGGCCCTCGAGGCGGGTGACCTCGAAGCTGTTGGTCTGGGTGACGACCATCGGTCCGGGCATGGTTCTCTCCTCAGTAGTCCGTCACGGTGCCGTCCTCGAGCACCTGGATCTCGCGGCTGAGCGCGTCGGGGATGTCCTGCGAGAGGTCGGCGCCGATCGCCGCCTGCACCAGCACCACCAGGTCGGTGAGCTGTTCCCCCGAGCGCACCACCAGCACCGGAAAGGTCGCCTCCACCGCGAGGTCGGCGTAGAGACGCTCGGCGAAGACGCGCTCGTCGTCCCAGTCCTCGGTGTCGAGGTCGAAAGCGATCGTGGCCTCGCTGGTCGTCATAACACCGCCCAGTGTGAGCGGCGGCAGCGTGCCGAGGATCCGGCCCTGCACCTCCTCCTCCTGGAAGAAGGCGGAGCGCACGATCTGCTCGAGCCGCTCGCGCGGCACGACGTGGGTCTCCGAGACGCGGAGCATCATCGTCCCCACGAGCTCGCCGCACTTCACCAGCTGCAGCTGCGGCGTGAGCTGCTCCTCGACCGAGTCCTGGTGGCGCTCGAACCGGAAGCGCCCCGGCAGGAGCCGCAGCGAAGGGAAGGCGGCCGCGTCGCCCTGCTCGGCCGGCTCGACGAAGATCCGGCCGGCGAGCGGCGCGCCGTCGGGGACCGTGGCGAGGTAGCCGCCGATCGTCGCGGCAAGCACCTGCATGGCGGCCTGCTTGATCAGCGAGTCGCTCATCCGCGCTCCATCGCCGCCTGCACGCCGCGCTCGATCTCGGTGAGGACCTGGCGCCCGAGCTCCTCGAGCTGGTCGCGGACCACGAACTGCCCCGCCTGGCCGACCGTGCGGAGCTTGTGGACGATGCGGCGCACGATCTCCTCGACCTCGGGATCCGTCTCGGCCTCGGCGCGGGAGAGGCGGCGCGTGCGCCCCTTTGGTGTTGCGATCACCACCACCTTGCGGCGCACCCACTCGCGGATCGCCTCGACGCCCTCATCGCTCACCGGGTGGGGGCGCGCGCCGAGCTCGATGATCCCGGCGTGCGGCGCGTCGTTCACCACCTCGCCACCCGCTGCAGACGTCTGCACCTGCCAGGCGTTCCGGTAGTGGCCTTCGTACACCGGGCCCTGGCCCTTAAGGAACGCACGGTTTCGTTCGAGCCCCACGCGCAGGCCGCGCCGCACGCCGTCGCCGGCGTTGCGCGCCGCGCGCGCGACCGCCGCGGGAAGTTGGTCCGGGCTGACGCGGAAGACCGCCATCGGCTACTCCCGGATCTCCGCGCGCGCGAGCGGGACGATCCAGCCGATCGTCTTGTCGCGGTCGACCACCGGCGGCGTCGCCGGCACGAAGTAGCGGTTCGGCAGGCCCTGGCCGAGCGCGTCGGTGACGCGGAAGTAGAACTCCTCGGTCGGCCCGAGAGTGCCGCCGGCGAGCTCGTCGTGGGTGTAGGTGAGCGAGACCTCCTTCAGCAGGATCCCGCCCGCCTCCTGCTTGCCGGTCGGCAGGAGCTCGTACTTGAGCGCCTCGGCTTGGGAGGGCAGGGCGACGTCCGGCTGCGGCGTGATCTCGGTGTCGAACACGGTGAGCGCTTGGCCGTCGCCGCGCCCGGCGCCGGTCCAGCGGCGCTTGACCCGGAAGACGCGGTAGGGGCGCGTGCCGAAGTCGGGGTTGAGCTCGCCGCGGATCTCGTCGACGACCGGCACGAGGTCTGCGATCAGGTCCTGGCCGAGCGTGGCCGAGCCGCCCATCAGACCCTCCCGTGGCCGGCGCCGAACGCCTTGAGGAGGATACCGGCCGAGTAGGTGGTCTGGCGCACCCGCATTCGCGTGAACGACGCGCTCGCGGGGCAGGTGACCAGGATGCCCGTTGCGGGCACGGTGATCGGGCCGAAGGCGGTCGCGTCGTACCAGGTCGCCGCGCCCTCGATCTGTGCCTCGACCAGGACGCCGCCGAGCGAGCCCGAACCGCCCGACACCTCGAGCTGGGTGGTCAGGTCGCGGAGATCGGTGACATCCTCCGCGTCGCCGACCCCGGTCTGGTTCACGGTCGGCGGAGAGGTCAGATCGCCGGCGGCGCCCATGTCGTCGAAGGGCGGCGCCACCACCTGGGTAGCGATCTTGCCGATCGACGCCGGCGAACCGCCCGATGCCGTTCGGTAGATGTCGTAGCCCACCGCGCCCGGCACTTCGGTCCAGGTCAAGCGGTTGCCGTTGCCGCCGCCGAGCGTCGCGTTGCCCGTCGACGTCGATCCGGCCGGGCTGGCCGCCGAGCGATTGCCGCGCTCGTCCACCGCCACCACCTCGTAGCTGTACGCGGTCGCGCCCGGCGCGCCGACCTGCGACACCGACGGAGCGCCCGGGTTGGCGGCGAAGTTCGAGACGTCGAACTCGAAGTTGCGCGCCATCCTGACCTACCCCCCCTGCGTCGCGTAAAGGCCCACGACCGATGCGGTGGGCGTTCCGGAGGTGTACGCGGTGCAGTTCGCGCGAACGAAGGGCGCCTCGGCGGTGATCTCGAGGACACCGGCGGCGGTGAGGGCCGTGCCGTAGTTGATGAAGGTCACGTTGTCGTCGGAGACCTGGATCTGGTAGGTCCCCGTGAAGGCGCCCTTCACGTACACCGTCTTGTGCCCGAAGGTGCTGGTGTCGATCGCGGCGCCGGCCGCGACCGACGTGGGCAGGACGAGTGGGATCGTGATCAGCTTCGCCATCGGTTACCTCGAGATCTCCGGCCCTCCCCCGACGATGGGGCACAGGTCCACCGCCGGGGGAGAGACCGGGGATGCGTGGTGGGCGCGCGCCATCAGCCCATGGGCGGGTAGTTCGACCCGCTCCCTCCGGGGATGAGCCCCCGGGCCGTGGCGAACGAACGCGGCAGACGCCCCGAGAAGACGTCCTGGCGGACCTCGACGCCGAGCAGCGCCGCCAGGCGTCCGACGTAGCGCCGTCCCTCCGAGCGCAGCATCGCGATCTCCCCGTCCTCGGGCAGCTCGATCGATGCGATCTTCTTCGCCTTGAGGCGGACGTAGGCGGGTGCCATGCGCGCGTCGACGTCGGCGAGCTGCGCGAGCAGCCCGGGCGGATCGCTGGTGAGCAGGTTCGTGATCTGCCCCAGGGTGTCGGGATCTTCGATCGAGCTCGCCTCGAGCGAGCTCATCGCCTGCTCGAGGCGCGAGTCGAACTGGTGGAAACGCGCCGACCAGCCGAGGTAGAAGCGGACGCGCGCCTTCTGCGCTGTGGAGAGGATCGCCACGCGCTACGCCTTCGCCTCCCCGCGCTTCGCCTTCTCCGCCGTCGCGTGGAGCGCGTTCACCATCGACTCCGCGACCCCCTCCGGGGTGCCGGCGGCGACGAGCTCCGCCACGGTCGGCAGCCGCGCGCGGTTGCGCATCACCGGATCGACCTCCGGCGCCTCCTCCCACACCTTGCGGTACTCGAGGTCCGCGGGCTTGAGCTGCGGCGCCAGGTTCTCGATCACCGAGGCGCGGCGGTCGCCGTTCGACGCGCGCCGCGGCAGCGCGTAGCCGATCGGCACCTCGCACGTGCCCTGGAACTCGCAGTGGATGCCGAGGTCCCGCACGCGGGCCGACACCTTGAGGTGGATCTCCTTGCCGGTTTTCGGATCGGTGACGAACAGGCCCTCGTTGACGAAGGTGATCGTCTCGCGCTCGTGCTGGTTCGACATCCGCTCCTCCTGTGCCTGCCGGCGGCCTGTGCCTGCCGGGTCGCACGCGGAGCCGGCGACCGCGCGCGCCCGGAACGGCTACGGATCGAGCGGGGGGCCCGCGACGGCCGCGGTGCCGACGCCGGAGGTGAACGCCGTGCAGTTCAAGCGCACGAAGTTCGTCACCAGGCCGCCGGTGTTGACGACGCCGGCGGCGGTCTGCGCCGAGCCGATGTTGTAGAAGGTCGCGCCGTCGATCGACCCCTGCCACTGCTGCGTGGAGGTGCCGAGCGTCTGGATCTGCAGCACCGCCTTGGTCATGTCGATGCCGCGCACGTCCTGGGACGCACCGGCCGAGACCGACGCCGGCACGGCGACCGAGATGACGGAGTTCCTCACCTGACCCATCGTTTCCTCCGGCGGGTCGCGCGCCGAGCGCGCTCCCGCTGCTCGCTTCGTCGACTACTGCAGGTCGCCCAGGATCGCGCAGGCGTTCGGGCGCCGGACCTGGAGCTGCGGGTAGAGCACCAGCTGGAACTTGTAGGCGTCGCCGGTGACGGCGAGCGGGTTGATGCGCGCGCTGAGCGCGGTCTGGCCGCCGCCGATCTGCTCCTCCGGCGAGCCGTGCAGCCGCACGATCCCGCCCTGGCCCATGCCCGCCGGGATCTGCGCCATCGCCATCGCGTCGGGCATCTGGCGGGTGCGGACGTGCCGGGTGTTGAGGAACAGCATCTTGTTCGCCGGCGCGTCCTTGTCGGCGATCACCGGGATGCCGTCGAACTCGAGGGCGCGGAAGCCGCCGTCGAGCACGATCTTCTGGCCGCGCAGCATCACGTCCTGGATGTAGCGGCGCTGCGGATCGAGCAGGAGCGCGAGGGCCTCGTGCTGCACCGGATCGGTCACGATCACGTCGGGGTACTCGCCCGAGGCGACGTAGATCGTCCGGCGCGTGTCGCGCATGAGCTTGATCGAGTTCGGCCGATTGACTCCGCCGTTGAGCAGCTCGTTGCCCGCCCACAGCGTCGTCACCGAGCGGTCGATCCCGGCGTAGGTGCCGGTCGCCTTGAGCCCGCCGTTGGTCGACGTGAGGCCCTGGATCGTGTCGGTCGCGCCCGACCCGGTGTAGAAGTCCTTGTTGATGTTCGAGGTCAGGCGGGTGACTGCCGTCTCGATCTCCTCCGCGAAGAGGTTCTTCAGCGCGAGGGGGTTGCCGGTGATCGCCGCCGCGGCGAGCGCCTTGCCGGTGACGCCGAAGGCCTCGGAGTAGGTGCCCCACTGCAGCACCGCCTTGGTCTTCGTGTCGGTGTTGTAGGTCGAGACGTCGGTGCCGTCGGCGAGCACCGAGCTGCCCGCGGCACCGTCGGTGGCGCGCACGTCCCACGCCAGGTTCTGGCTCTCGCCGGGCTTGAATGGCAGCACCTGCGACAGGACGACCGCGCGGTTGAACTGCGACGGGATGTCGTCCTCGAAGAGGGTCGCGAGGGCGCCGGCGATCGCGGAGAGGTTGACGGTCGACATGCGGGATCCCCGAACTTCTGCTGCTGCTCGATGCAACGACGCCGCATCAGGCGTGCAGCCGGGGGAACCGGCCGTGCAATCGGCACAACGCCGACCGTGCTGTCAGGATCGATCGGTTTTTTGCCTTCGCCAAAAATTCTGCCGCGCGCCGACGGAGAGCATTCTGCGCGGAGGGACTGCGAGGAGCCAGGCGACGATGCGCCGGAGGCCGGGAGAGGATCTCCGCGGTTAGTAGGTCGGGCGCTGCAGCGGGAGCTGGTTCAGCGTGGCGAGCGCATCTCGTTGCCGCTCTTCCTTCGTCGGCGCGGCGCCCGACCGACGGCCCGGCGCTGCACCTCCGCCGGCGCCGGAGCCGGCGGCGCCCTTCGGTGGCAGGTAAAACTTGCCCTCGTCGGTGTCGGCCCACGCCTTGATGCCGTCCAGCACCGCGAGCTCCTCGACGTAGCCCTCCTTGGGCTGCTTGAAGATCACCTGGCCGTCCTTCGAGCGGCCGATCCGGCCATCCTCCCGCAGCAGCGCGAGCGCGCCCTTCACGTTGACGATGCCGGACGCAGTGAGCGCCTCGGTGACGGACGAGCGCTCCTCGTCGGCGAGCCGCTTCGAGCGCTCCTCCTCGCGGAGCTTCCGCTCCTCGGCGAGCTGCTTCTCGAGGGCCTTGAAGCGCGCCTCCGACGCAGGATCGCCCTTGCCGTCGGCCGGGCCCGCCGCTCCTTTGGCCGCCGCCTTCTCGGCCTTGGCCTTGTCCTTCTCCGCACGCCGCGCCTCCTTCGCCTTCGCCCGCTCGGCGTCGCGCGACTTGAACATCTCGTCGATCTTGCCGAGGGTGCGCTTCTCGCGCGCGTCGAAGATGCGGTTGATCTCGTCGAGCTGCGCCTGCGACATCTTGGCAGCGTCGGCCTTATCATCGGCTGCGCCGGCGTTCGCGCCTCCGGCGGCACTTGCTCCGCCTTCGGGGGCCATGACGAGGCCGCGCTTGAGCAGCAGGTTCGGATCCATCTGTGCCTCCCGCGGAGATCCTCTCCGCGAGATCCATTATCGCCTGCGCTTCTTCTTCGCCTGGGCGAGGTAGACCCGGATCCGCTCGGCGAGCTCCCGCGGCTCGGACATCGTCATCATCAGCGCCTCGCCCTCCTGGTCACCGTTCCATGCGCCGCGCTCGAAGCGCGTGCGGAAGTACTCGAACGCCGCCTCGAGGTCGTCGGGCGGCAAGTCTTCGACGCGGTCGTAGGTCTTCGCCATCTAGAACACCTTCCACTTGGAGACGATGCCGCTCGCCACCTGGTTGCGCAACCGGCGTCGCTCGACCGCAGCCGACTGCACGCCGGTGAGCAGCCGCGAGGGGATGGGGAGCTTCTTCACGAAGTGGTCGACGTAGTCCCGCACCTTGGCGATGGGCGCGCCCTTGTGCCTCCGCATCGCGAGCGCAGCATCCTCGATCGCGCCTTGGGCCTCGAGCCCGGTCATGCCAGTCGAAACCTCGAGGATCTGGCGCATCTCGAGGATCCAGGGATCGTAGGATCGGGTCAGGTCGGGCACCGCGCCGAGCGGGAAGCCGACGACGTGGCCGGTGACTGCGAACTCGTCGCGCATCAACTTGCGAGCCGAAGACTCGACGGTCACCTCCTCGACCACCTTGCCGGCGCCGCGGTAGACGGTGTGCACCATCGGCGAGTGGGCGTGGATGGTCTCGTGCACCAGGGTACGGAAGCTCGAGATCTCGTCCGGGCTCGCGCGACCCGCGCGCCCCTTCGCCGCCTTCGCGGCAAAGCGCGCCGCTTCCTTGTAACGCGGCGCGTGCACCGCGATCTCGTCGGTGGCCGAGGAGTGCCAGCCGCGCACGCCGGGGCCCATGAAGGACGTCGATCCGGCGGTGATCGTCTTGCTTTCCGCGCCCGCCATCTGCTTGACCATGCCGGTCGACTGCACCAGACGGTCGAGCTCGGCGCGGATCGTCGCCTGCGCTGCGGCGGGCGCGCGGCTCGCGCCTCGTCCGACCGGCACGAGCGGCTCGTCGAGCGCCTGGGAGAGCGCGCCGAGGTTCACGCTCGAGCTCGGTGGGGCGGCGGCGGATGGTGGCGCGGCGATCGCCGGCGCCGGCTGGGGCTTCGACGGCGCGGGGGACGGGGCGGCCGCCGGCGGCGCGGGGGATGTCGGCGCGCCGCCGGCAAGCTTCACCGGCCCGCTCTCGCTCCAATCGGCACGCCAGGCAACGAGGGTGCAGCGGCAGTAGGGGTGCGCCGGCGGCATGTCGTAGCCGCCTGGGAAGCCCTCGCGGATCCCCGCCACCTGGTGGTCGAGGCCGCGGCAGATCGGGCAGATTCGTCCGTCGAGCGTCGCGTCCCACCGGCGCTGGATCTGCGCGTCCAGCTTGTGCACCTCGACGAGCGCCTCGTTCGCCTGGATGTTGTAGGCGGTGAGCACCTCGGTGTTGACGATCCGACGCGCCCAGTGGCCGTAGCGCGTGAACAGGCCCTCGGCGATGAACTCCGAGTAGGAGGCGGGTTCGCCGGCGACGCCGCGCAGCGCGACCAGGCCCCGGGGACCGCCGAGCCGCACCAGCCGCCGCGCGAGCTGGTCGAAGTTCTCACCACGCACCACGCCGACCGCGAGCTGGCGCTTGAGGTCGTCGCGGGCGTTG